AGCAAACCTGATCTTATTGTAAATAGGCTGTGCAAGATGTACACTTGCAGCACCTACTTTTGTAAGTATTGTAGAAGGCACTGTTGTATCCCATTGCACCCCGTATTGAGGGTTCAACTTTGACCCATTGTGAACTATTCCTAATCCCTGTCCTATACCTAATCCAATTCTCATTATCTTATTTTTTTAAATAAGCAATAGCAGAACCACTAGTTAATTTTATTTCAGTACATAAATTGTTACCAAAGGGCAAAGGCATTCCAATAGGAATAGTTACGGTAGCTAAACCTTTTGCAGTAACCATATTACTATCTCCAACAGTCACACTTTCAAATACAGTATCTGCAAGTGGTGTTATTAAATAGCAATTAAGTCCTGCATGAGAAGCAGTATCACTAATCACAAGAAAATCTTTTCCTGCAATAAGTCCGAGTATATCTATTAGTGCTTGTAACATATCTCAGTTTGTGTTAAGTTGGTATTGTATATTTTGTTGTGTATGTTCCACTTACTCTCTGTTGAAAGTACATTCCATTGGCATCGCTATAAGTTCTCCAATCTCCATCTGTATCTACTTCAAAAAACTGTCTGTAATATTGATAAGTGCCTCTACGTTGTTCAATATCATTATTAACATAAAGGTTACCACCTGTAACTTCTTCAATTCCGCAAAAAGTAACATCTAATACCCTTGCACCGGTTGTTGTAATATCTAATTGAAAATCTCCAAATGGAGTAGTAGATGCAGACGACTTTATATAAATATAAGAAGTTCCAAGAACCATCATTGGAATAATGGTTCCGTTTAGAGAACTATTTATACATACAGTATACGCACCAGTTCCACTGACACTATTAACTGAAAAACTTATTTTATACCAAGTATTAGACTTAATAGCTGTTGCAAAATCAGCAACTGCTTGTTTAATATATCCGGAACCGGTATTGTGAGTATATGTATATCTATCTGTATTATATGCAATATCACCGCTTTCTGTCCAATTAGTATGAGTTGCAAATGTGCCCTCATTCAAAGAATTAGCAGCAACAATTTGATAATTTCTTATTTCTACATCTCCTGATATATAACTAGAGGTTATTTCAGTATTACCTAAAACAACTTGATTACTTTGATAAATTCTTGCAAAATCCCCAATCGCAACACTATTTATTAAAACAGAACCTATATTCTGTTTTATAATTCCTACTCCTAACAAAATTAAATTAGTGTCAGTAGTAAAACCGTCAGTTTGATATAATTTAGCACTGTTTATTCCAGTTTTAGTATTTAATCCTCCTATAAAAATATTATAATAACCCGTTGTTAATTCGCTTCCTGAAAAATATCCAATTACTACATTATGTCTACCACTAGTTATTCCTGTTCCAGCACTCGTACCTATTGCAGTATTATAAGAACTTGTGCAAATAGCTAAAGCCCCTGTACCAATTGCTACGTTACTATAAGTACTCCCTATTGTCATTAACGCTTGTTTTCCGATAGCAATATTATCAGAACCCGAGGTTAATTGATATGCTGACTTATAACCGATTGCAATGTTGCTTGTTCCAGTAGTCAATGATTGTAAAGATTTATACCCAACTCCAACATTGGCTTCTCCTGAAGTACAATTAGCATTAGAAAATGCTCCTATTGCAACATTTTTTGAACCAATGGTGTTTGAATATAAACTTCTATAACCCATTGCTACATTTTCATAGCCAATGGTGTTTTCTTTTAATGACCAATATCCATATGCCGTATTGCCGTATCCAAATGTAGTGTTTTTTAGAGAAGAATAACCAAACGCTGTATTATTAGAACCTGCGTGTAAAAATTTTAACGAATCGTAGCCAAGAGCTTGAGAATAAAGAGTAAGATTACTCCTTAACTCTATACCAATACCGGTTGAAGTATTGTGTAAGAAAACAGGGGACGAACCACTGGCAGATGCATTTAATTCCTTAATGGAAATATTAGATATTGTACCAGCAGCAGCTCCATATACACTGATTGATATTGTAGTATCTCCTGTTGCGGTAGCAACCAAATCAACAAAATTAGAAGCACTAGTTAAAGGAAAAGACGATACAACAGTACCAAGGGTTATAATCGTAGCATAAAAATTACTAAGATAAAGTCCAGTTCCAGTCCAACTAATTAAATATCTTCTTCCAGTCACAGTAGGAATGGTAGTAGATAATGTTCCCGCCCCTGCCGTACAAGTATATACCCCATTACCATTATTTGTCCAATTTGTTCCACAAGTCCATCCAGCAGGATTAGTATTTAATTCAGCTGATAATGCAGGAAGTTCATTGGTAGAATGAACGGTTATTTGTGATAAGTGTAGACTTCCATCTAAATTAAGTCTATTCGTAAAAGTAGGATTAGTTGTTCCAGTATACAGATATGCATACCCCGGGTCAGTAGATTTTTTTACTGAATAAGGTGAAGCACTAAGTACGTTATTAGACAAATTTAAATCTAATATACCATCCGCAACAGTAAGAGTTGGAGTAGGAACACTGATACCACTTTGGATATAAATATAATCTAAGTATATATCAGGAGTTTCAGTGCCAGTAAAAGTGCACTTAATTATTACACCATCAATATCGTTCAATACCGATGAAAAAGCTGTTATAGGAATAGTAACTTTTTGCCACGTAGTTGCAGTAAAACTAAGTCCGTAAGGATTATTGCTCCCAATATAAACATTAGCCGTTTTCGTTCCGTTTGTTAACATGAGTGACATTGCACCAGTAACACCAGGAGTTTTAATATAAAAACTTATTGTGGAATTTGAGATTCCAGTAACAGTACCAGTAAATTTTATAGCAAAACCTGTTGATTTATCATCATCTATACTAGCGATTTTAATACATTTTGAAGAATGATAAGGGGATTCTACGCAATCTAAATCGACAACTACATCGTCAATAGCCATTCCACTATATATCCACTCTATATTTTCATCATAGATAATGGTATTAAAAACAGTACCAGGTTTTATAGCATTTGCGTTTATATAAACATTTGTTAATTCCAATTGTATACTAGGATCAACAAGAGGCTTAGCAGGATCTGCAGCAGGAGTTCCTTTTATAATGCCAACTAAACCACTTGTATCAACATAAATTACATCAATTCTAGGATTAGTTTCATCGGCAGTATCGAGAGTAATTTCGTCAGCTAAACTATTGTATAGAACACCTTTAATAAAATACTGACAGTTACTAACAGCAAATGTAAGATTTTCAAGCCATACAACATTTCCATAAATAAGTTGTGTTAATTCAGGAACTGCTGGGACAGCGTTGAACCATTCCATGACAGTGCCAGAAACAGGTATTCTTAAAGAATTACCTGCTACTCCAACACTACTAGGCAAACTGTATTGTTTGTTAATAGTTAAACCGCCATCTATATCAACGTAAGGCATATTATATAATTACGATATAACCGTTTGTAACTGTAGAACTTCCTGTCCAAGTAACATTTCCACTAAGATCCACTGTGAATACACTTACTTTCTTAACATATGTGCCATTTACTAATTCAAACAATGTAGGAACTACATTAACTCCTAGATCGTGTTCAGTTGCTGGTATATACATAGTACTAACACTAGTAATAGCTTTTATATATTTTGGTATTTCGCTATTAATGATAGTGGAGTAATTATTAGTTATTGTTTGTGTAGTTAAAATAGCAGAAGTAGTTGCACCAGGATTAACCCCACCTGCCTCAGCACTTTCTCCAGTAAAAAACTTTCCATTGTGACTATTCACATCAAGTATAAACGTCCTAGCTAATATACTAATTTCATGTCTAGCATCTGCATCTAGTCCATTAACGGAGTTTCTTGCTTTCTTAAAAGTGCTTTCCCACATCATTGCAGGATTAGTATAAGGTACTCTACTATCTAATGCGAATAAAGGATGTTTAAATCCTTTCTGTAAAATCTTCATTAGAATATACCATTGTAGTGCTTCAATTGCATAAGGATCATCAGGAATTCTTGGAATAAGTATATCTTTAGTTTTATCATAGTCAGATATAGGTCTACGATAATGTATAACGATATCACCTTCCTCAAAACTAGTAGCTATCCAACCATCACCTAAAATCTCATACGTGTAGTCGCTCATTGAAGTTTTTGATTCTAGTCCTTCGGTACTCATATTAAGAAAAGCACCTAACTTACGAAGTCTTTGTTGCTGATATTCGATAGCAATTAAAAGTTTAAGATCACAAGGTAATTGACATTTATATGCTTCAACACTAGCTTCATAATAAGTGTATTGCCAAACTGTGGGAATTCTAAGTTTAGCCAAAGCATCAGCAATCCACAATGGAGCACTGTATATCCATTGTGAATTATCTATACTAAAATCGTTTGCGATTCTAGCAATTAATTCATTACCTTTTATCTGCTTATAATTCATCGTCAGTTTTTATAACAACAACTTTCTCATAAAGAGAGAAATGATTAGGTGTAAGTTTAGAATTCTTATCAAGCTCAAGAAGTTTATTGACGAGCAATATTAATTCTCCATCAGTAACAGGTATATCTACTTCTTCCACACTACCAAGTTCATTCCAGATATACATATTATTTTCTTCCTTAATTTCATACTTTTTATTCTCATCTTCATTAAAGCCTAATTTCATCCTTAATGAGTTAAGAGTTTTAAAAGTAATAAAATTACCTTCTGCATACAGAGCAATAGTCTGTAAAGCCATAATACGTTCAAGTACGTTTAATTTCATAGCTGTAGCTGTTTTAAGTTATCTGTAATTAAGTGCGTGAATTGGATCTAAATCAAGTAATTTATATAGCTTATCAATGTTACCTAATTCATTACTATCCAGTATTTGTTCTTTTGTAATGAAATTCTTCTTAAACCACTCTCTATTTCTACAATTACCATTAATAAACTTTGTAGGAATAAATTTATAGAATATAGAATTAACGGAAGAGTTCAATCTATATTTCCACCATATCCAGTAACTATACATTGAAGAATACGGGATATGCCATTTTACACCATCGGGTGCAGTTTCTTTATTGTAAGGAGTTTTTCCATCAGCAATTAGTTGCTCTTTATACGCATTACTCTTACCCCAATCTATAGCATTACTTCCAGGATATCTCTCTTTTTCTTTAACAGAAATGTTACCAACACCACTACCGAAATCCATTTTAGTTCCATTTAGAATACATTTCATATATTCTAAATTTAATTCAACAAATAAATATCTATAAAATTCATAAGGTATTGACAACATAGAATATTGCTTAATTGAAGTAATACAAGTATGCTCACTGCGTAATAAATTCATATAAGAAATTATATAACTTTGTAAAAATACTTCATCCTTAACGTTAAAATTATACTTTTTAATAGTCCTTAAATCGAATTTTGCCCTATTGGAATAAGTTAGTTCATCAATATTAATTCCAGCTTTACTGTAATCAGCAGTTTTACTAGATATAACACCAAAAAGATATTCCTTTTGTTTAGTAATATCTTCTAATCTGTTTGTATATTTATCCAGTTTATCTTTAATATACTGAATATATAAACTGTATCCGTCTTTTATTAGCAATGGTTTATTCATTATCCAGATGTGTTGCTTTTACTTTGTCCTTACTATCAATATTTCCTAAAATCCCCTGTAAAAGAGAAAGGAGAGCAGCATTAATCAAGTCTTGAGGATACGGAAGTTCCATATCATCAGTATAGAATATACCATTAGAGGTTGTAGTATTATCCTTAATTAGATTAAAACTACTATAAGCGGCAATTACCTTAGCCTTTGTGAGTTTAGTATTATTATAAATATATAAGTATTGATTTTTCCAAGTATAGGTAATACTATTGCCGATATTAGGAAGGTCTTTTACAAAGTCTTTTTCGTATTCATTGACGTATCCAAAAGGAAAATTACTTTTTACATCACCAACATAAATAAAAGGAATTGGGGTTTTATATCTTATAGGAATAGGTATTTTATTTTCACTGCGCAATACATTACTAGCAGTATCTATACCTATTTCATCAACGGAATCAACTTTAATTAAATCAACAGTAAAAGATGCAACATATTGTTTGTCTAGACCATTTGCATCAATACTCCTACGAAGAAGTAACGTGATTTCTCCAGGAAATAAAGCACGTATCTCGGCTTTTAGCATCTCATCGTAAGGACGATTAAGTCTACTTGCACCTAGATCTGATATTTGTTTTAAAGATGGCATTATAAGTTGTTATGTATTTTTATTATTGTCGTTAAGTGATTATAAAGATATTGCTCACAAGTCATTCTAAGACGATTGTGTTTAGAATTAAACACTTCATCCATTATAATTTCTTTCACCTTATTTCTAAATTCATCAGTTGCAGCTACTTGAAATTTAATAAACTTTTTCTGAAATTCAGGAGAAAGATCATCAACATATTCCTGAGCATTCTCCATGCAGGTATCGAGTTTAACATCAATTTGTGGAAGAACTGTATAATCAAAACGACTATTCATAAGTTCTTGAGCAAACGATATAACTTGCTCACCTTCAAAGTTAATGAATTTAGTTAATTCAGCAGGAGCAGCTTCTAAACTATGTCCAATAATATCACGTAGTCCAATTATAATATCATTTTTAGTTTTATAATTCTTTAATTCACGTTTTATATCATTGTGATCGGTTATATTGTTTTTATCAAACACTGTAACTTTTCTAAGAACTTTCAATAATAAAGGATTTAAAAAGATACTTGCCAAAAGTACAGCAGTATTCAGGATAATAGACAAATTATTACCATCCATTATTTCTTTAGTTTTAACGAGATTGTCATTAGTATCAATTAAACCCTGCGTTATTAAAACGTTGGTATAAGTGGAGTCTGCATCCTTATAATTTATGTAATCAATACCATTTAAATTAATATTATGTAATACATTTAAATAATTAGCTAGCATTCCAAGAATCCCGCTAGCCATAATTACTATTCCAACAACACTGAGTATTTTATATATGCGTGAGGTCATAAATTTGTCATGTTTACATTGAGTAACCAAATAATCCAAATGCCTTATATGCCTTAGTTATATCAATACTTTCTTTTTGCAATAAAACATTTAAACCGTCAAGATCATATTCTGTATTATAGGTATCAAAATCAGAATCTCCACTTATTGCAATTTTATGTGTTAATAAAACACAAAATGCGAACAATGCCCAATAAGTAATGAGATCTAATGGTTTTGCACTATATCCAGATAACTTTTCTTCATTGTATTGTGAAGAACTGATAGTATTCATCCTATCTCCAAAATGTGACATAAAGTTACTACGATATGCCGTTAGAGAAGAACAAAAACTGAATGTTATATTCTCACCAATCATTAATTTTCAGATTGAGTAGTTTCATCATTTAATTCCATGTAAGTTGCACTACGAACAATAGCATCTTCAATTAATTGAAGAGCCGTTGGAAGAGTTGTCCAGCTAGTAGCATCAACATAAAGTTCATAGGTAGTATTACCAAAGAACTGTAAACCTAACAACAATAAAGCAACAAAATCATAGCGTTTACCACTATAATCACATTCATCAACTTCGTTCTCTAAAATAGCAAGAATATCGGTTTCAATATGATCATAAGCATCTTCTACACAAAGATCAATATACTTAGTAGTAACGGCAGATTCAGTAGCAGTTATTACATAAATACCATCCTCGTCATAATAAAAAGCTTGTGTGTTTCCAGCTGTTATAGTAGTACTAGCTACAAAACTCTCAAGAGTATAATCACTCTTAGCTTTAGTAATAACAACTGTTACATCGCTTGCACCAGCAACAACTGTTATTTCCCTAACATCACTTCTAGTTATAGTATATGCCATTAGCTATCTTTTTTTGTATTTTCATTAACAACGGCTTGATATGAAGGATGATTTGTGTACGCCATGATAAACTTAACGGTATCATCTATAATTTTACCATGAAAAGACTCATTTAAATCACAATCAACATCGTTTACAGAGTCAATCGTTGCCGGAGGACAAACATACACTGCTGTAATTTCATTAATTGCAAATTTAGCATCATGATAAACCATGAGTTTACCGTTAGCTATTACTGAAATAGGAGAACTGGTTACCGTTCCGTAAGCGTGTTGCAAAAAATTATGTACATCCTGTACTTTAACTAATCTATTTAAAACAGTTTTAGTTGGAATCAATACAACACCGCTGGTACTCCACGTAGGAATACCAGAAGCCGTACATAAAAAGATGTACCCAGCTTCAACAACGTCGTAGCCAGAACCGAATGCTGTAAGTCCAGTGATTGTACCGCCAGTAACAACTTTATATCTAACACCTTTAGTAAGTGAACCATTAGAAAACTGTTGGCCGTAATCAACATTACTATAAGAACATATTAATTCGTGCATACTCTCACTACTAGTGAGTGCTAATTCTGTGCCGCCTGCCCAAGTTGGAGCGCCGCTTAGTGGAGTAACAGTACCCGTTCCACCAGCACTAGTTCCGGTAGCAATAAACTCTGTTCCTATCATATTGTTAGCAGCTCCTACGGTAGTAAATGTAGAAGTGCCAGTAGTTAATATTCTATATTTACAGCCAACAGTTAGAGAAGTGGCATTTGCAGTAGTAATAATACAAGTAAAGATTGAACCAGCTGTGCTAGGGTTTCCTCCACCAAAGCTAGTTAAATTTGTTGTGCCAGGTATCGTAACTCTATATTCACGACCGGCGTAAAGTTTCCCACTAGTTATGGGAGTAATATCTTTAGGAATAACACCATAATCATACGTGCCATCTCCAGTATATTTATCTAATTGAAGCATTCTTATAAGAGGTTCAATTAGACTAGAATAAGCTCTAATATCGTTATAAGATTCTAAATTAGAAACATTTTGCCTATCCTGATCTACAGTAGCTTTGACCATATCCTTAACAACTCTGTTAAGAAAATAGTCTTTAGCTTCAGGCTGTAGTTTATCAAATAGATTAGAATTTTGAAACTGTAATCCTAGGTCTAGACCTATGTGCATTTCTTCCCAAGTCATAGTATATCTAGTATTAAAAGGAACTCTCCTTCGCAGAATACCACGAAAGAGAGTTCCACCGGAGATTAAAGAGAAGCGAGGATAGCGTCTAATGCAGCGATGTTCTTACCAGCAGCAGTATCACCAGAAGGAACAGCAATTACAAGTTGCTGAGTCATATTAGCTTTTGGTATCAGCGGATTATCGCTAGGAGTAGTCCAAGTAATAAAGTATGTAGTATAGGTAGCACTAGAAACAACTCGTGAAGCAGCAGAATATAAATCTACACCACGAGATTGTAATCCGGTATTACCTAATTCGGTCGAATAATCAAGTTCGAGTTCACGAATCTGGGCAGGAGTTCCTGAGCCAAGAGAATTAGCTACAACAACAGCAGTTAAGCCTGCTGAATAACCAGCTGTTACACCAGCAGTACCAGCGTGTTTAATCTCTTTATATTCAAGCACATCTGCATTGGCAAGAATTCCATCACAAACAACGTCAAAGTTATTACCAGCAGTATCAGCTGTTAATTTGAATCCATCGTGATTAGTGGTGTCAACTTCTGCGGAGGTAACAATTGCAAGAGTATCTGCATTAACAGCAGCAATCAGGGCAGCAGCAATACTAGCAGCTGTATCACCAGTAACTACAGTATGTGAATAAATCCTTTCACGAGTACGATCGTGATGAGGTTTGTCCTGATTAATTACAGTAAGCTGTGCAGTAGTTCCAACAACAGGTGATGAAGGAAGATTTAGATTATAAGTAGTACCGGCATCAGTATTACTACCAAGACATACAACCTTAGCAACAGGTGCTGCATATGCAACCTTCTTATATGCCAAAGAAGCAATGTCAATTATAGGAGTAATCATCGGGCCACCCACAGAACGTCCAAGAGCAAAATAAATTGCATCCTTTGTTATATTGGGCAACGTATCATCTACGAGTGTACCGTCACTTTCAAGACAAGCCAATGCGCCATTAGCTAGTCCAGTGATTTCATCGGCACCAGTAATGTCGTCTGCTCCATCATATGCGTAATTAACGTCACCAAGTGTGATTAGTATTTGTCTCATCGTTATATAGTATTAAAGGTTAATGTTATGCTACAGCACCACCGCCAACTCTCACTGCCCAATTCGTAGCACTAGTACAAACGAGTTCAATAGTGGTTGCAGCAGCTACAGTCAATGCTGCCGGAGTACCGGTTATACCATTTATGCCAACAGTGTTGCCACTTGTTTGAATCTTATATGCATAAACAGAAGCGAGAAACAGTAGTCGTTTACCGACAACAGGAGCAGGAAGAGTTAGGAAATAGCCAGTCTGGCCAGTAACACCCACTGCCGCTACTACTTTATCAGTAACAGCAATAACGCCAGTGGTTGCCCCAGCAACAGTTGCCGTACGAGTAACCGCAGCAGCAATTTCAGCAGCGGTAAAACCAGCATTTACAGCTTTTTTACGAGTTTGATTTGATATTTTATCCATTATTTCTTACTTTTTAATGCCTTGTATTTCGTCGAATAGTCAGCAATATTTTTTGATGTTATTGTGTTATCAGGAGAAAAGTAAGTAACAGCTTCTTCGAGATTAGTACCAATAATAACACTAGGCTGTTCACCATCTACAATCATGCTACTACCAGGTATCCTACGCAGTATTCCTGCGAGAATATATTTTTCAACAGTAGCTTTAATTTGTAAATCATCATCTTCTGCGGCAATAAGAAATTCCTTAGGTTGACTCTTCATCTTATCATTAAGGAATATGTGCTTGTCAGCTTCATCTTTACCTTCAAGCGGTTCTTTAAAGACAAGTAAAAGATTATCAACTGTATCGCCTTTAGCAATAACTTCGAGATACTTCTTCATTGCATCACGATTCAGTTCATAGAGTTTCCTCTTAGTGGTCTTTGCAATTTCTTCATCGAAGATATAAAACCTAATATGAGGACTGTTCTCAACACTTTTCAAATCATTTGCAACATCTCTGTATCCCTTACCGTCGATACCTACACAATACCTATATAATAGCCAATCTTGGGGATTGATAGGTTGTGCATATAAGTATTTCTTATTGTCAGGAACATTGGGCCTACCCTCTTTACTAAAACCAGTTACATAGTCTTTAAGGGCAGTATCATTATTAATAGATTTAACATCGTTTTTCAGTTTAGCAATAGAGCTTTTACGTTCAGGATCATCAAGATCATAAATAAAACCGATCTCAAGATTTTTTCCATTTGGGTGTACATCGACAGATAAACTGTCCCAGTAATTACGAACTATTTTATCCCAATTACTTGAATTACTATTAGGATCAACTCCTAATACAGTTCTCATGAGAACTTTAAGCTCATCACCATTGGCTAACAAGTTGTTTACAGCACTTATTGATGAACCAATTTTTCTAGGATTACTTTGATTTATGAACTGCTCTTTATTTGCTTGAGCAAACGGATCGTTAAAAAGTCTCCAAAGAATAGTTACTTTTTTATTATCAACTATGGACATAACGTTATTATTTACAAGTTAAGTTCTTTTATATATTATTTATCGTATGGTATCCTAGTGTGCGAAGTCAAGCCAGAATGATGTATGAGGATTCGTAATTGCGATACCAGCACTACCCATAACTTCATAAGCAGCGATATCTTTACGAGTTCCTAGCATAGATACTGAACTTGAAGGCAGACTTCCCCAAACAGCAGGCAGAGGACTCATGCCTTTATAAATACCAGTAATATATTCACGACCCTCTTCTGCAACCATTGTGATATTACGTTCACCGTCACCAGTCTTAGACTGATCGAGGAACACAAGTGTATATGAATCAAATGGATAACCATTATACATATCACCATTCAAACGCTGCATTTCAGCACGTGAGCCATGGTCAAATAAATTACAAGTTTTTACAGTAATTATCTTACCATCAATAGTTTTATACTGACGGAAGTATTTACCATAACTCAAATAATCTCCACCACTATAAATGACATTTTCACCAAGAGCCTGATAGTAACCTTTGCTGGTAGCATCAGTTGTGATAGCATCATTAAACATTTCAGCCCCGCCTTTACCTGTGTAAAGAACAATCTCCATAGGAGTGTCATCTACTCGGTTATCAAAAGCAGCTTTAATTGTGCTATCAAGTTTAGCTTTAGTTAAAATTGAAAACGTGTCATAGTTATTAACGGCTTTCAAAGTAGCTTTAACGCCAGCACCGTGAGGAATAGGCTCTCCAGTTTCCGGGTCTTTAGTAGTAATCTCACCCTGTGCATTGCGATTATATTCATCGAACCATAAACGTTCTTCGTTCATCTGACGAATATGCATCTCAAACTGCTTCATCTGGAAAGGCATCCACATATTGGTAGTACCGCCACCTTCAAGATCAAACTGAATGTTTGTAACCTTGTTTGCAATATTACCAGCAATCTGCTGTGAATACCTGAAGAAAGAGAACTGATTTGTCCACTTTCCAGGAGTCATAGCATTACTAGTTGTGCCATCAGATTTGCTAGCAGCTACGCTAGTTGCCGTCTGTGCCCAAGCCTTACCAGGAATAAAGTTATCAAGGGTAATGTAAGCAGTAGGATCAGTAGTCTGAAGAACTAACCATGCAGTCCAACGATTAGGCCCAATCTGCACAGGTTCAGAATTAACACGTACCTGATACATACCATCAGGAGTAAAAGCTCCATACTGAGCATGAATCCAGTTATCTTCAAAGATAGCCTCAAAAGGTTGTATTCCAAGTCCAGGTTTCGTAAGTGAAGCATTGGCAAGACCAACAATCTTACTAGTGTTCTTCATTCTACCCATCACATCCCAACTATACTGAGTATCGTTGAGAAGTTTAGGTTTAACAGATTTCAGTGCGCCCTGTCCTTCAGTTAGAGTATGCAGTGGAAACATATCACTATCTTTCCCCCACATATAAGTAAGATTCTTTTTTAAAGTAACAGGCTCAATCAATTTATTTTTATACAGAAGATTTTCATCTTTATAAATCTTACTGTCATACGCAGTTGTTTGTAGTTCTCTCATGTTTAAAGGTTATTGAATTAAGTTTACTAGTGTATTGGAAGATTCAATTTAGTACCCGTAGGAGTATTAACATCTTGTCCTTTAATGTTTCCAGTTTTAGTACTAAGAACTATACGTTTTACAGTTTCTTGTCGTACTTGCTCTGCAATAAATTGGGAATCGTCATACTTAACAAACCTACGAAGTGCTTCAAAAATAGCGTTCTCGTGAGTTTTCTTAGAGTTTTCAAGATAAGCATCAAATTCATTTTGAGTAGCCGTATATGTTTGACCATCAATAGTGAATTCTACAGGCTTCATGATATAGTTTAAAAAATCATTGGCATTAGCAGTAGTAATCTTACCATCTTCACCTTTGATTCTATAAACTTGAGGAAGTTTATAGACCTGTCCATTAATAGTTAATTTACCAGATTGTATACTATTTGTAACAGCGTCCCAATAATCATCTGTTGCTTTTTTATTATCGGCTTCTTGCTGAGCATGAATAGCTTCCGCATTAGCACGAGCATCGGTATCAGCTTTAACTAATTCTGTTTGAGCAACCTTGGCCTGATCTTTCAGTTTTCCGTCAGCTACAATAAGTTTAACTAAGTAATCAGCTTGATTTTTTTCAGTTCCGGTTCTTACCAGATTTGCAATTATCATATTAGATAATGCGGCATCATCCATTTTATCTACTTCAAACTTAGACCAATCAACATAATTACCAAATCCTTCGATGCTACCAGTATTCAGTTTATGAACATAGACATTATAAAGATCTGGATTCTCTTCAAAGAACTTATTTCTAAAATCTGTTTCTCCTTGATTAAGTCTTATCTGAGTTACATCATTTATATAACTTGCAAGACCTTCAATCGTATCCTCATAAACAATAGGATTATTTTTATCATCTACAGGAATAATATTTACACTTTTCTGTATAAGCGAAATATTGCTTTCAGTTTGAGTTTGTTTAGCAATTAAATCGTCAATACCAATTTTGTCCATAAAGACAGTCCCATCTTCATTGACAGCATTACCTTTATCATCAATTTTATAAACCTTACCATCAATTTCAACTTCTTGTGAAGTTGGAGGAGGTGGTGTAGGCGGAGTATTTAGAACAGCTATTTCATCTTTAGTCTTAAAAATAGTACCATTTTCTCCAAGAGCATTACCATCTTTATCTAGAGTATATTCTTTATTATCAATGGTAACTTTTTGCGTTACAGGTGGTTCAGGCGGTGCAGGCGGAGCTGAAGGAACAGGTGCGGGTGGTACGTCAGTAGGTGTAGAACCAGGTACGGGAAATTTAATTTCGGGCATAGTTTTTCGTGTTTATCAGTTATTACTTTGTTAAGTATCTGTTATCAAATTCAAATGTAAGATAATTAGCAGTAAGAGCAAAAAGTAAATTCAGGCAGTATATATAGGTACATAAAAATATAGTGTTAAATAACAGCACTGTAATTATTTACTTTTTGCTTTATTCTTACCAATTTTAAGTTTTTCATTATCAATTTTTTCTTTATGAGCTTGTGCTCTATCGGCACGTGCTTGAGCACGTTCTGCCATTCTAGCTTTAGCAATAGCTAAAATCTCATCATCAGTATAAGTGTTTTCACCTTTCGTTTCGTCGTTAAATCCAATAGCATTAACATAAGCAGCCTCAATATTAGCATCGTTTCGTTCAGTAGCTATTGTATGCTCCATTTCAAGTTCAGCAGCTTTATCAGCACTGGCTTTATCCGCAGCATAACGAATAGCATCATTCTTACGTTCTTCCATAGCCATGTCAAACTCACGTTTGGCATCTGTAAATTCTTTAACAATGCGCCTAAGTTCGGGTGTACTTTCAGCATTAATTACAGAACTAGCTAATTCAAAATCACCATTTTGACCAGCACTAAATGCTAAGTTGCGATAATCCTCAAATTTCTTTTCTTCAGCTTTACTATTACGCACAAATACACCGTAATCGGTTTCAAGATGAGTAATAGGATCAACTTCAACTAATATTGGAATATTTGTATTCTTATCAAAATAAGTTTCTGTTTTACCATTAATCCAAGCATATTTACTAAATTCCAAATCAGCTAAATGCTCACGTTCAAGTGTCTTATTATACATAGTAATCATAAGAGTACTTCCCAACTTAGCCCTATAAATATTCTGTTGAGCATTAGTAACTGTCTGTTGTGTAGAAACAGCACCATATCTCTCATCATTCATATTAGCTAAATCCCACGCTTCATTCTTATTAGCAACGCGTAATTCAATAAGTGTTTTTAAATATCTTTCAAGTCCAGGATTACCGACAACACGAAATCCTTGTACAACCGTATTAAAGTCTACAAGTGTTTCATCATATACTAGCATATTATCAGCAAGCATATAGAAATATTTTTGTTGCGCCGTACCTGCCTCATCATCACCGATCATACCCTTAGGCATTAACCAAATATCACTTTTATACTTAGCAATAGTACGTTCTATTTGCAAATAGAAAAACCTATCCATAGCAAGATATGGAACAATACGCATAGGAATAGGATTACGAGGAACATTAACTAGTATTCCTTGTTTTCCACCTACAGGAAGTTTACACCTTTTACTCGCTTTATCGTATCTCTGAACAATACATTTTGTAGGTTTTAAATAAAGACCTCTATCTTCAGGCCCAAATCGTTTGCCAATATATACAACTTGTTTCCAATCACGTTTAATCGAAATATCTCCATTAACAGTATTCAATTCATAGTCAGAAGAAACTTCAGTAATCTTAGTTTCCCCAATAGAATTTTCATAAGTAAGGATATTTACAGGTTCTTCAGTTTTCCAGATGATAAGACACTCATCAATATCGTTAACATTATCACTAAAAGAAATCTCACTTTCCTGAGAAGTGCCATCTGATTTAAACACCCCTTCTACATCAGTTCTTGTTCTAAGAAACTTAGCCTTAGTTGCTAATCTCCCTGTAGAAGAATAAGAATTATTTAATTCTTCTATATAAGTCCTATCTGCATCACTAATGTCATCATGATTTTCATCTAGAAATTGATTCCAGGATTTCTTACGTCTAATAACGAACGCATCATAATCCTCAACAAACTGCTCACCATTAGGTATAGGAAAAGCATCTAATGGAGAAACAACTTCTCTGAATAATTCATTATTTCTAATATATCTATATGTATAAAATTCTTCAGTAGCCCACCAATAATAAAAATTTTGAACACGTTGTGTATCAAAATCTGTTAAATCGTTAATAAGATTAAGAATATGCTGTCCTTCTTCAGCTCTAGAATCAATCCATTCTTTTGAGAACTTATCGGCAAACTCTTTAATATTAGGAATATCATTATTATTTACATCAATATTCTTATCACCTTTTGCCATTAAATTAGTGAAAGCTTGTTTCATTAATTTTCCGACAGCAACTTTAATATCATTAGTTCTCTTAAAAACAGCATCGGTATTATTAACCTTTACAAAATATTTATATGGCAATTCTATATATTCACCAATATTCCTTTCCTTAATAGGAGTAATAAAATCAGTATTGCGCAAAACTCCAGGTAAATCTCCAGGTAAGCCTTCTTTTCCTGCACGCAATGGTTCACTGACATATTTAAGGGTATTCATGTCAATTATACCATTAGCTGCTTGTAAACACTTTAAAGTATCATCTGATTTTTTTAATGACATTGACTGTTCAATAAAATAATCATACGTAGGCTTATACCAATCAAGTTGTTGTTTCCTAGCAACAGGAGTTTTTTGTGAAGGAAGTGTTTTACTCATAAAAATACTTTATCGTTTACCATATAAGCCAATGCTACCAAGAGTAGTAGTTGCAATAGAAGGTTTTCTAGGTTTAAGTCTTTTAGTTCTATACGCAAGTCTTTGAAAAGCGGCAACTCTCATACAACTAATTCTATCAAAATTACCCTTGCTTGAAAACATTAACAACTCTTTTAACAGCGGTGCATCTTTGATATAGTGTAAAATATAGCGCACTTCTCCATCTTCAGTCTGTCCAGTTGGAGTATATATCCAATCCTTAACATAAATAAGACCGTCAGCAGCACGATCGGTAGCACCGATAGTTATGCCATAAGGAGCATTTGGATTGTCTTTTGATTGCTCATTAATAATAGATGATGGATCTCTATATAATAGGTTCAATTTTGACCATCGTCTAAAGTCAGCAACAGTGGTACCTCGGTCAACTTCAGGTAATCCTTTGGCATTATATTGTTCAATAGCCATTGCAAATAATTCATTTGCATCACTCATTTCTCCAAATCGACCAGCATATTGAGTGCATAGAATATCTCCAGAACCAACTAAGTTATTCGGATACATCCAAACCTGAATAACATTTAATGAATTTTTAGTAGTTACTTCTTTCTCATTCTTATCTTTACCAATTGGGTCCATTGTGACATAATAAAGATCAGTTGGAACAACACCGTCAATTCTAACAGGTGGATGAAATTCTCTGAAACAGCCGTGAATATCGTCATCTCTCTTAAATGGAACATTTTCAACATATGGATGTGGTTTAATACCATCTTCTACTAGTTGCTGATTGGTTTTAAATACGACACCATCTTTAGTTCGAACAAGCATTCCATCACGATAGCTTTTATAATCACCATTGTTTTGTATTTGTTTAAAATGTTCTACTAATGCAGCACTACTAAATATATTTTCTTTGCCAATCGTAAACGCTTCCCCAGGACTATTTGCACGTTGACCAACGTACATAAGATAATCACTAGTGTTCTTATGTTTCTTAGCCCACTCTTTATCAGCAAGGTCAGCTTTATAAGCCTTCATCAATAAACTATTACCATGCTCATCTACATAAGGTTCATAGTTGAGAATTTGAGGATGGAAAAATCCACAAACTTCAAATCTAGAATCTCTATCATAGATATTCTCAAGAGGCATCATTTTGTTACCTCTAGGATTATAGAACATACGAGAGAAGTCTACCCAATCAGCTTCTGCATCACCAGCAGTGCCATATATTCGAATGGTACCAACACTCACTTCCCCAGACTCAGTGACAGAAGTAACTAATTCATAAGAACGCTGAAGATTAGGACATTTTCCAGCTTCTTCATAGTCAATTTCAATAGCACCTTTACCGATAGGTGCACTAGGATTATTTCTTAATGTTACAGATAAGGCTTTACTCCTAAAACCAAACTTTTTATTACCTTCGCTTTGTTTCTTATAACCAAGTTCGATAGTATCCAAAGGTTCACTTAAATAACCTCTCTTCCAATATGTTTGTGTTTCATACCAGTCAAGGTTTGTTTTAAGCATATCGGATGTAGCACCTGGGTCAGTAAGATACGAAATGTCATATGCTGCAAGAATAATAGTGGTATAAGGATTAAGATTAACAGTATTTGCACCTTGGCTACCACGCTTATAAGAATACCCCTTGCGACGAGCTTTAGCCTTAGTACCATGAAAATTATTATTCGCTAAAAATTCATCAAACTTAAAATTCAAATAATCACCATCCCAGAAACGAGGAAAACCCGTTATAGTTTTTCGTTTATCTCCCGTTCTAATTAATTCGGTTTTTTCTTCATCATTAGGAGTTCTAAGTATACGACCATAATTTAAATAATTATAATGATCACCAGTAATATGTAATGGAAATAATAATTCTTTTTTACGAGTTTCTGTGGTATTGGGATCAAAATATTCTTCAACATCATGATGATATAACTTACAATTAAGCGTCATACCACTTCTTCTACGTTGAGTTTCTCTAGCCCAAAACTCTCTATATGCAACAGTACCTACGTGATAAGGACAATATTTCTTAAATTTTGTATAATTATCTGCAACTTCACTAAACTCTTTAGTATCAATAAATACAAAATTCATATTCATCAGAAATCCACCACTGTCGCCAATGAGGAAATCATCGAATACATCAACGAATCCTTGAGTTCTAGCAAAAGGATATTTACTCTTATCTTCAAAATAATAATCAATATAAGGGAGTAGACCTCCCTCATATTGATCATCACCAGGTATTTGGTTAAACATATCTAGAAACGGTTTACTTCTGGACGAACAATGCTATTAATATCTGTAACAAGAAAACCCGCTGCACCTTTATGGCCTCCGCCACCAAATTGTTTAGCTATAACGGAACAATCAACTTTTCCATTATCGTTATATAAACTAAAATTCCAAGCACCATTAGCAAAATGAAAACAAGCGCAACCATCATAATTATCAGCATGATAATCAATACCAAAATTTATAGGATTAAACCGTTCTTTATTAATGCAGACAAATCTGACAGGAGATAGACCACTTTCTTTAGAAAAATATAATTCTAATGGAAATCTATTTTTATATGCTTGTTTAGCTTCTGTACAAAGATACTGGTAGATAGCTTTCCCTTTATCGTATATCTGATTCAGTGCATTATCGAAGTATTGGCCTGTATTATAAAGCTTATCATTAAACGATTCAATCAGCTTATCATAGGCCTCTTGATAGTTACTGATACACTGTCTTGCTCCATACTGAAATTCAAGAACCTTTTGTTCTTCATTCGTCCCTTTATGACCGAAACAGTCATAACGGCCAAGTAACCGTACAATTTCAGGCATTTGTTCTTCAGGAAAGAAATACTTCCATGTAAGTTCACAGGCGGCATAAGCAGTATCACGAGAACCATAGATAAATTTGCTATCGCTTATATTTGCTTGCTGCCATTTGAACACATCAGTTATAGCACTAATGTGATGATCAATCCAGAGAAAATTATGGCTTAGATTCTTATAAAGATTACCCATTATATCAATAGGAAAACTGATATCAACCATGATCACTTTATCGTACCCGGAAAGATCCGGTATGGGTTGGCCGTAGTTGTAGCCGATAAAGTCAATACTATCTTCTCCTGTGTTAGGATTAGTAATATGATTATTTTCTTGAATATAACTACCCTGGGCTTTCTGCCACCAATGTTTCACAATTGCAGCACTCATCCAACCGTCTAGATCAATGCTGTGATAAATACATACTATTTTCATAATGTTTCTTTTTAATTATCTTCATTAAGTATTAAACGTTCCGCATTTCTTATGCAAGCATCTAGATCAATAAAATCATGATCTCTAGGATTACTTATTCTTCTACCAACAAAACCCATTTTAAGTGACCTCTTAGGATCATTAGGATCTGTTATGCCATTATCAAGTTCAACCTTAGTTATATTCAATTTATTAAATGATGGAACGTTATCCCTTATTCTAGCAAGTAATGCATGTAGTTTATCACGTTCAATGTGAGTATAAAGTCTAACATTATACGCATCTGTATAATCATTCTCATCTTTAAAATCTTCTTTTATCAAATATGCTCGAATGTCCTCAAGTATATCAGAAAGGTTCTCAACCTTAGCATGTGGAGATCCTTTAGTAATGCAATACGCAAAAGCACTAGTTATGTCTCTTGCTGTTAAAATTAGGGGTTTTGAATCACTCATTGTTAATTTAGGTTTTAGTTTATTATTACTTTATTAACCAATTCTCATATCTGGGTCTTGACTATCTAGTATCGCTCCGCCTCCTCTACCTATTTCACCTACAGTTTCTTCTTTTCTAATTAGGTCTTGTGCATCCTTTAATGATGCATATTTCTTTGGAAGTTCAGTAGCAATATTAAGCATTTTATTCTGTGTTTCTGTCAATTGAGTTACCTCAGCAGGAGTTAAATCTTTCTTATCAAGAAGTTTCTCAGTTTCATGTCGAAGTCTCTTAACAACCTTATAATGATTTTTAAATCCTGCTAATAACTCTTTATTTAGTTCTTTTGCAATACTTTCATTAGCTTCAACATAGAAGTCCATAGCAGTAGCTATTTCTTTATCAAAAATCCAATCTTCAGGCAACCCAGCAACATCTAATGCGTATTTATGAGTTTCCTTTTCACTAAGTCCTTTTTGATTAGGATAACTATTATAGTCACACACCATGTAAATATAAGTAAACTCCTTAAATGCCTGCAATTTCTTTCTACCATCGCTGTCACCAGGACTTCCTCTATCTCTACTAAGAATAGCTTTTAATTCAGGATGCAATAGTATCTCAGGGCGATCTAAAATAAGTTCGCCATCTTTGTAAATAAATAAAGTCATTACCGGAGTTTAATTAATTTGACACTCTTAACATTAATTAATTTGTCATCTGTAACAATGTCAGCAAAATACAATTTTTGTCTAGGTTTAATAACATTAATAGGTTTCCACTTGCCTTCTTTCTCCCAATACAAATAAGCATAAATAGTTGGATTATAATGAACTTTCCAAGTAGCAATAGTATCATTACTAATCTTAACTCGTTTTATTTCTAATTTACCAATAGTTAAACTATCAATCTCTTTATATATAGTATCATTAATACGAATTATAACAGGAACGCTTACTGTATCAATTATGGTATCACTTTGAATACCTAGCATATACTCCAATCTGCGAATTTTAATATTAAGAGATTTAGCTTTATTTACAAGAGCATTGATCTCTTTATCTTTACTACTTAATACTTGCTTAACAGTAAGTTCTTCTTGATAACCTCTAGCTATTTTGTCTCCATACTGTGTTTTCCAGTAACTAGTTTGTAGTTTACTAGCAGTATAATTTTTCTCAGCAATAGCTTTTTCAGTTTCTAAGTTTTTAATTATACGCATACCAACTATAATAGTAACTATTAACATTGGTGTTATAATCATTAAAAAAGAACCATTTAAAAGTTTAGTCTTAATAGGAGTAAGAACATTGCTTACTAGGAAAGTTATTATAGCACTAAGCATAGTATTGTATTTATTAGTTAAACTTGTTAACTCCCCCTGTAGAAAATAAGAGGAGTGAGAGGTATCTGAGTACCCCCATTAGCATCTATTTTGTTATCAACCTTAGTATTTTTATTGTCCTTTAAACTTCAACAACACATCAACAATTGTATCAGCAACTCTTTCTTTTTGTAACTCATATACCATACAATCCCTTTCATTACTTAGAAAACACACTTCAAGTAATATATTAATAGATGGTATAGTCATCCATAAGAGTTTTTTTCTTGGAGTATTCTTTTCACTAATTACTCCACGATTAGGAATAATTAACAAGGTGGATATATTACTACTTAATTCCGTTGCAATAGCTAGTTCTATGTTTGTAGCATCATTTGGAACAATTACTTCTGTACCACTAGCGTTTGGATTTGTACTGGCATTAAAATGTATATCCAATACAATATCGTTTGCATCAAAGTATTTTTTAAATAATGCAACCGTTTGATAAGTTACATTAGAATTAGGATCAGTATTAACTTTTTGATTTAGTTTTTTAAAACGTTCAACAACTAAGTCACGTAACTTAACAGTTTCTACTCCCTCGACCATCCATTGTGAAACTGCTCCACGGTCTTTACCTTGCAAATTACTATGCCCGGCACTTATTGCAATTCGTCTTTTCATCCTACTGTTATCTCTAATTGTTTATTTAATTTCCTATTGTCATAATGATGATTCATCAGTTTTTCTACCTCATTTTTCATATAAGTAATTGGGCGAAAATCAACTTTATTAACAATAGCATTAACATCTGTGTTTAAATACATTTCGTGTCTTATGTGGCAAAGTATAATTGCTTTACAAGTAAGTCCAAAACGTTCTGCCATAAAAGCATAACTACTTAATTGGAATGTATATTTATAACCAACGCTACAAGGAATATTATCAAGAGGTTCTTTAAATGTTTTATATGTTTCTATAAAGTTTCCTGTAAAGTTACCATTACCATCTTTTTCATAATATCCAGCCTTATAGTTAATATCGGCTCTATTGGTTTTCCAATCTATTATTATAAATTCTTTATCTTTAATTAGAAATAAATCTATTAATCCTGATATTAATTTTTCATAATTAAAAACTCCTAATTCTGCATAAATGCGATAACCTTGCTTAACTAATGCAGCAACAATAGCGTATATAGATGGATATAAAATATCAATCTTTGTTGTGACAAAATACTCTAAACTTAATTCCCCAAATCCAGGATTTGTAATAACATCGTTTATAGTTAATATCCTACCACTGGCTATTATACTGGCAGCACCTGTTCTGAATCCAGTACTAGCTTTAATACTTTCTTCGAGATAATTATGTTTTTCGTTGCCTAAGTCACACGCTTCTTTACTAGTAATCTTCCATTCTTTTTCTAATTGCTTTGCTGTCTTTCCACGATACTTAGGATTCCCTTTACGACCAGACAATTCACAAAGTCTAGCCATCTTCTTTGAATCAAACTTATCTTCATACTTACCTATGAGTGTGGTAACACTCACATATTCATTACCCCTATTATCTGTATATTTGTGTACAGTAGGATCGAAAAACAGCGATATGTCAGTAGTTATCATAGTACCTATATTAATTAAAAAAGGAGATGGTTTTTGACCATCTCCTCAAAGTTTAACTTGACCCCTAACCCCGATATTATTTGTAGAACAAAATTATTAGAATACAACAATACAATGTAGCATCTTACGGAAATAAAAACCGTGAGCAGTTTTACCAGTAATTTCTCTTCCATTTGTTTCAAGAGTTTTAATGGTTTCTATATCACTAAATAACTGATGTTTTGTAGCATCACTAACTTTAGCAATAGCTGTTTCTTTAATCTTTATTTCCATAGCTGACATAGCATTGATTTATTGAATAGATTGCAAATATAAGATAAAAAATGACGTTACCGACATTTCACTTAAAAAAAGTACAAAAATATTTATCAATCTCTATTCTATGGATGTTATGAACGGCGTATGGGTATCAGTGTTTGCGTATGCTATTAAAGTCTAGCGAAAGTACAACGGGCTTTATGTGCTTGCTCTTATTCGCTTTGATTCTATTAAAATAGTCTATCTGCCTCTGCTTACCAACTACTTCATTTATTTCATCAACTAACTCATGCTTAACATCACTAGGAAGATCAATCACTTTTTCATAACCAAGATCCCTAGTTTTTTCTTCAAGAGTTGTATAGAATGCTTCTCTATGTTTATCAAACTTAAATGTTCCCAATCCTTCTAATTGGATATCTTGTTTACGATCTATACCATATCTAATAAGTCTACCTCGACTTAAAAGAATTTGATATATAAGAAATCTCTTATCAGAATGATGTAAGGAATTAAATATAGGAAGGTATTCTCGGAAGCCTTTGTTCTTAGTACCTTTTGTAGCCACAGGCTTAGATAGTTTGTTTATAATAGAATCAACTAGCTTGTATATTTGAAACGTCAACATCATCGTTAGTAGAGTTGTATATAGCGTTACGAGTAGTATCCTTCGTAAAGATACCTAATATTTCATATCTGCGAATAACAAAATATTCTTCAAATTCAAGTTTCTTATTGTTAGCAGGAAGAGAATTAATAAAATCCTCTAATTCTTTTGCTCTAAGTGATCTTAGATGATTATGAATTTTTTCAAAACTCTTTTCATTCTCAGGTATCGTTAAAGCTTTAAGAGAATTAGGCATTACAACAACTTCATCCTTTAGTTCAACATCTTTAACTTTTGCTCCATATCCCGCAATATGCAGTTTAAAATTTTCTTTCTCATCAGGTGTAGCATTAGCAACGCTAAGTGCACTATTATATGCAGTACCCTTGATTAAAATACAATCGTCAACAGGAATAAAAGATACTGTTGAAACACCAATTTGACCTTCATTTGTTTTAATCATAACTTATCGAGTTGTTTTATTATTATTGGTATTAGTAGTGTCACCAGTATCAGCACCGGTCAACATAGATGTTTTATTATTTACATTCTTAGTAACAGTAGCACCAGTGTCAGTATCAAAACCTATATTTATTATATATTTTATTTCAATATTACTCCGGGCGTCTGCCCTGTAAAGGTAGAATAAATTTTGATATGACAATGAAAAATTTTAAATTTTTTTAAAAATACTTAATAATATACTGTAATTCAACTACTTGTATTTTATCTCTATCGTTATTTATAAAATTACATATAACATTATGTGCAACAATATGTGCAACAACATCTGTAGTTGTATCGCTAGTAGCAACTAGAGCAAATCCTCTATCATATGCTCCATCACATCTCTAATATTATCTTTATCAAAATTAGTACTTGCATTAGTAGTAATACTAGTATCAAAAATATAGGTTGAAATTGTCATATATATAAAGGTATAGAAATTGACTAGTTAATTTGTTTACAATTTTTGATAGAAAGGTATATAAGGATAGTGTTTGTGATATTAAATAATGGCTTGAGTATGGACTCGATAAAGGAAATGTATATGAGAGAGTGTATGTGGGTAGTAAGAAAGTTAGTGCTAGTGAGGAAAAAGAGGTTTGTGTGATAGAGGTGACGTACCACCTGGTAAGACACCCCCTGCTAGATTTCGGCTAGACAGTCCCCCGTTTAGTTCCAATGCAAATATTAAGGTGGGGGAGTAACTAATCTTATAAATTCTTACTGCTATGTCAAACAATGCCAATGCCTCTGCTCCTGTAGCTCCTGTAGCTAAAACCGAACCACAAGTAACATCAGGTACATTACTTGGTAAACGTGCTTGCAACCTCTTTATTCCCGGAACGAAAGAACCACTTCGTGATGAAAATGGTGCTCTTATCGTTGACCCTAACAAGACCGAACTTATTATGAGTGATGGTTCTCGTCATCGTGTTCGCACCGCTAATATCACCGGTCAATTCAAGTTCGGTGCTACTTGCCATCTTCTCTGGGCTAAGATTGATGGTTACAATGCCGGAGAAGCATTTGTGGATGTAGTCATGATCGACTAATCTGCTGCTGTGAAGAGTGCTGGTATTCGTACCAGTACTCTTTGTTTTCTTTTTAATACTAATCTTAACGTTAATAAACACGCCTCTACTACATTAGATGATAGCCGAAATGTAGTGGTTTATTCAGGTTCGAATCCTGATAGAGGCACTAAACCTTAAATTCATACAAATATGAAACCTAAATTAAACAATGTAACTCAAACGCCAAGCGATGAACTTGTTTCAATGAGTGGTGAATAGTTAGTGAATGTACCGGCGCTAATACAAATTCAATTAACATTAATTAAACAAATAAAGGAGTAAAATCATGAAAACGGTCGCATTAGTTTTACTGATAATAAGTGCAGGCTTAGTAGCCAGCATAATAAAAATAAACGACAAGTGAGATGTTCTCGTTGGAGTGTTTGCTATTATTTTTATTGCAACAATGTATATGGTTATCGTTGTTAGCAATAAAGAAACAGCAATTAATGCTTTAAAAGGAAAAAATCCATATAGGATGGAGATTAGTTATAAACAGGTAAATGATTCTACGTTTATGGTAGCTGATACTGTTTTTGTTAAAAATGGTGAGTGAGGTGGTGCTAACGCACCATATTCCACACCTACTAATTCTCTACCTAATCCACCTTCACACCAACCTACCTATATATAATGTAGGACTTCACATCCTTCATTATCACTACTCCATCTAGTACCAAATCCATCATTTGTTTTTCTCCAAAAACATTCGTAATTTGGCCACGAAAATACAACACTCAAATTTTAGTACCTTTATAAATAGTAAATAATTATAATCACTAGGAACTAATGTTACACACTTACTTAAAAACCGTGTTGTTCTTGTTATTAATTAAACAAGATATTTGAAATGAGGGGAAGCACATCAATGTTATTAGCGGCATATGGGATACTAGCCGTTGCATCGTCACAAACACAAGAAGATTTGTTTACACTTACAAACTCTTATGCAAACTTACCTGAGCTTAGATATGATAATATTGAGCCTAAACGCTATATAAAATCACAACTTACAAATAAACAAAGAAAAGCACGTTCTGCAAGTAAAAGAGCAAGACAAGCAAGAAAAAATAATAGGTAGTTCGCTATTAATAAATAGTGTACTAAATAAGCTAATAATTTAACAAACAACCATACTATGAAACCATTTGATTTAGAAGAAGCACTTGCTGGTTATCCCCTTACGACAAAAGAAGGACTAACTGTTACTGATTTTACTAAAAATAATAGTAGCAAATATCCCTATAAAGCTTTCGTCAATAATATTCGTCGCACTTTTACAGCAAATGGTAAATGGAGTACACAACATGAATCTTATTTAGATTTATTTCTAACGGATACTGAGCCTGAAGAAGAATTAAAAGAAGGTGATACTATAGAAGTATTATCTAATATGGGGTGGGACGAAAGAATATTACTAGCTGTATTAAAAAACAAAAGTGCTATTTGTGTATCAGGTGGAGATGAGCCTATATATAAAGCAGGAAGTATATGTTCTACGGCAACGTGGGCAGATGGCAAATGGAGAAAAAAGGTTACTAAACCTGAACCAGAAGTTGAAATAAAAATAAGTATAGGTGATAAGGAAATTTCACTGAAAGATTTAAATGAGGCATTAAATCAGAAATTACGGGAAGTACTTAAAGAAATAATAAACAAAAAAGGCTAAACATTGAACCTTCATAAGCTATGAAAAGAGAAACCGTATTAAGAATGTTAAAGAAGCGATTACATGAATCACAGAGAGTGCTAAGAGAAAGAACAGAACAGTTAGATTTAATGAACGTTCTGGGTGGAATTTATGATGAAGAAAGAGAAAAACAAATTAAAGTTAATTTAAAAACGGATATTACTGAATTATCTTTTTTAATTAAAGCTCTGGATTCAAGAAAAAGAATAGCTAATAAAGAAAATAAAGCCAGTAAGAGAATGAATGAATTTCTCGATAAGGTTGATTCTCTTTGTTACGAATATGGTTATGAGTTTTATCCAACAATTAACGGTTGGACTGGAAAAACTGATAAAAATGGCAAATATGAAACATTTGCTTGTATTGGAGATAACGAAGCTATTGAATTAATATATCTTGATGGAGATGGTAGAGGAAAATAAACAAAAAGCAACAATAACCGATGAAACCGCTGTTGGTTTTATACAACGCTATTGCCAGTTTTTTATTCGATTTAAAGATATTCCAGAGAATGAAATTAGTGGCGTATACGATGGTGATTGTGGGAAAATTCGTGATGAATTAGGGACTTCGTGTTACCAATTTATAAAACAAGGTGAAAATTACAATATTATTTTATCATCAATTAGCACAGGATTTTTACATGATTTATGTTGGTTTTTAGATGATTTTGAAAGTGGTAAAATTCCTTGTTATTTAATAGAAGCAAAACAAGTTGGATTAGGTAGTTATGGTGAGCCAGTTGTTAAAAACATAAAGATTATAAAACAACTTGAACGGATTGAATTAGTTAATCCAAAACCAAAATATAAAATGGATATAACAAATCCACAATTACGATGAGGATGAACAGTTTCTTAACATACAGTATTATATGGAATATTGTCAAATGAAAGGGTATGTAACTCCACAGGAATGGTTAGAGACGCACAAATCTTTTTAATTGATTATAACATTGATGTTATGAAAAGTAGCGGAAATCGAAGAACAAATTGCATTATGGAATTATAAAATCTAATTACTCATGACACTAACAATCTACATTCTAATTTCGTATCTAATGATATTAGGTATGAAGATGAGAAAACCACAAATGCCTTTATGGCAACTACTCTTAGCTCCAATAATGCTTCCTATCTTAATAGGGATATTATTGGTGGAAATGTGTAATGAATTTGATAAACCTGATAACAAATAATATTAATAATACTTATTCCACACTCTTATAGTGGAGGAATGTAAAGCTGATTCATAATAGAATTAATCATCTATGTCAATAATGAATTAGTAGTGGCAGCATAGATAGTGCAAAGTTACGCCAAGTGTTGAACTTAGTTAAAAGGTTGCTTTATTCAACCTGCTATGTATGCCTATGTGATAGCAATATTACATAGTAGTTAAAGAGAGTTTTGCCGTTCATTTTTCTCTTTTTAACATTGTGCGGGTGGAAGTGATTATCCACCAACAAATCAATTAATAATTTGAGTTATGAGAGCAAAGGCAAATGTGCACTTATTACCCAGTGATAAAAGTTTGTATCATTTATATATCGCTTTTTCTCAATCTGAGCTAGAAATAAGTAAGATCAAAGAAGGTGATCTTTGTATTAACAAATATGGTAATAGTTTATATCGACGCAATTCGCTAGAAGATTGTGCTGAATGGGAAAAAGTGATAGCAAGTACAGATAATTCTTTGAAAGTTAGAGATAAATGTATTTGTTCAGAAGAAGAATCTATAACTTGCGGTAAGCCAAAGGCAGAAGGTTTATGCCAACAATTAATTCCTTTAATCCCAGAGTATTTTGTTTCTTTATTTATATATGAATACAATAAAGGAAATATAATCAAGAATGTTGAGATTGAATTAAGTTATCAAGGTGCTACTCAAGAAGATAGTTGTGGAAACATAATGTCTATACCAACTTTAAAACTTAATCAAGACAATGAAGTGATTGTAACAGTACTTGAAGAAAAGAAATACGATAAAGAAGAAGTTGCTGCATTATGCAGAAAAGCATATCTCGCTGCAATTGCTGTAACCGAAGATGGCTGGAATGGAGCATTTGCTGGTGTAGATAATCCTAATATCGAAGAGATTTTTGGAAAATATGCAAATAACTGGATTAGTAAAAACCTAAAATAGTAACAATTTAAACTTCTTACCGATGAAGAACGATGATGAATTTGAATTTCAAGGTAAACCAGTAGTTAGTTATAGACTTTCAATAATTGCATTTGCTGGTGCACTCGTTATGCTTATATTGATTGTTGCAGGGATTCGTTGTAATGCACAATCAATAGGCGTTGATTTTCAAATGCATTCCAATGGAGTGCATCAATATGGTATTACGACTACTAAAACCATTGGCAACTTTGGTGGATACTTTGACCATATTTCAGATGAAGATGTAAACGAGGATTATGTTCTTCAATATACCGTAACTACTGTTTGTGGATACGGTGTTGGGATAAATTATTCAACTAATGGAGAAAGATTTGATAATATTTCTCTAGGTTGTGGCGAATACAAAATTCATAGTTTTAATACAGAAGATGGAGAAATGACAAAAACCTTCTTTGTGGAGGTTAAAACGGGATTGAAGATAACCAATTGGCTTAATTTGGTAATAGGTGTATCATCCTATCCTGCCATATTAAGTGGGGTTCATTTAAAAGTTAATTTCTAAATTTTACACAGATGAAAACTAAAAAAGAACGACTTGCTACATATCAACGTATAATTGATATTTATAGCAATGACGAAAAACGTACCGAATTTTTAGAACGCCATGAGTACGCATTTGATTATGGCATATGCTATGTTATTGTACTCTTAGGTAAGACTTGTATTAATTCCTATCCAGAAATTGAAAAATATGCGCCTACATTCTATTATAATTGCAATAATGAATTAACTACTTTTCGCGCATTTTATTTTAAGAAGGGTGACTGGAAACCACGTATCAACTTATTGTGGAATGCTGTACTTGATATGAAAGCTGAAAAGCGAAACTTTAAGCTCGCAATACCTAACAAACGAACTAGGTTTGATATATACAACACTTTGTATAACGTGTACACAAAGGGAGGTAACATTCGATTAAAAGTGTGGGGTAATAGAGTTGCGCCAATATTTGAAAGTGGTTTTTGTAGAGCTCTTTCGCTTATTCTTACAAGAGACTATACAAAGTCAATATTGGATTATTTGCCAGAACTCAATGCCAAATTAAGTGAACATGAATTTGTATACGGTGAATACCGTTTTCCTAGAGGTGAATGGGAAGAACACATAAGACTTCTAAAGGAAGTAATTGATGAAATGAAACCTAAATCTATAAGGAGGACTACAGATGGAACTAAGTGTAAGACTAAAAATATACAAGAAGATAATTTTCGAGTATAAAAAGTGGAAGAAAACACACAAACCTATGCCTAGGATGTTTCGCTTTGGTCTTTGTCATGCCATCTCTACAATTATAGGAGAAGATCCTACTGGGCATATACTTGATAGTTTTCCTGAAATAAAAGCCGCAAAGCCTGAACGATTATGTGACTTCATGGGTAGATACGATGAAGTGGTTTGTGGCTATTATTTCTCAATTTTTGATTGGGATTCTAGAATTAAACTTCTTGAGGATATTATAAAACAACACAAAAAACCAATTAAAAGCCAAACAGATGAGCCTACTAGCTAAGTACAATGTTACCTTTATAGATAACAAGACTAACAAAACACATACTGTACCAGAAAACGGTTTTGATATTATTCAAGCCATTGATACTGTACGTAAAACACACGCTTTCTCTATTAATGTGGTTAAAGCAGAATGTATAACTCAACCAACTAATAACCATGAAGCAGCAGCAGTTTGTTCTGAAGAAAAACGAGGGTGATGAAATTCCAGGAGAATTTATTATTACCCATAAAGGAATCACGTATCCTCTAAGTCGTAAAAGTAATGTTCACGCATTCGAAAGGTTCGGTGAAATAACAGATGCGATTACTTTAAACTCTAACGAAATAACTCTTCGCACTCGTCTTAAAAGGGCAAGAGTTGGTGATAGTTGTCATGTTCGTAAGGTTCCATTAAAATCTTTAGGAAAAGTATTCGATGTTTGCGATAAACTTAGTGGTAAAATTGTTGGAGTAAATCACGACAAGGTATCAGTTGAGTTAAATACCATCGGATGTGAAGGAACTGTAATGGATCTTTACAGAAATGATGTTATACTTACGAGTATAGCTAATGAGCATGAGGTAGCATACTTTTCATGCCCTTCCTGTGGTATGTATTTATAAACAATAGTGGTAGAGTAGTAGCAATGCTACTCTACCCTTTCTAATACAAAAATAAGATGGATTTCGCAGTAGCAAAAAGAAGTAATGCACCACAAGATAGTTATATCCGTGCTCACTATAATTTAGTAAAACGTAGGTGGTACGCTAAATACGGTAAAGAAGAACATCCAATTGCAATGGAATCATTAGAGATTGCTGGTGTTAAGATTTTGTACTCTCTTCCACAAAATACAGAACATGAACCTTGGACTAAGAGAGAGATTAATACCATAGTTGATCCTTGGGAAGTGAGCAAGTGGTGGGCAGTGTTAAGAGAGGGTGTTGCAATTATAGGTAAACCTAATAAAAAAGAAGGAACTTACATCATAACTCGTATACTACACGATAATGTTAGAAAAGACGAAGAATAATAAGAAAGAGGGCAGAAAAGTTTTATTTGGCATCATAATTAATGCTATGAATGCAGTTGCACCAAGAGCACCAGAAACGGTAGGTGAAGCTAATAGAGCTGCTATTACTGTAATAAATAGGCTATGTGTGAAATATAGAGTATCTTACAGTAAAAATAAACAAGCCATAATCATAACAACGAAAACAGCAGATGAGAAAGGTCTTAGAAGTACTGGCGATAGGAAAAAACCAACAGTTACTGATAGAATTACGAGATTGGATAAATAAAGAACATCCTGAGATTGATATGAGATTGTTTCTAAGTAGTCCTTTTCCTATGCAATTAGGAGTATTCTTAATATTCTTTGAAATGAAGAATATAGAGATACTAGCAAACTCAAATTCCTATACAATAGGATATGTTAATCCTACTCTTACTATAGAATCAGAAAGAGATACAACCGAAGCTCTAAAAGTAAAAGGAAACCCTTTTCTGATAGAGAAATACGATCTGAAAATAAATGATGTATTGCAAGCACATCAACTTGCGATGCTAGATGCCATACAAATACTAAACAAACCTGTGTTCTAATATGAATTTTACTGTAAGTAATCCGGGAAGATTAAGCGACGACCAATGGAAAGCCGCTAAAGATATAGAGAAGTGGTACAAGAGTAATGAACTTGTATATTGTCTATATGGCGCAGCAGGAACTGGCAAAACCTATTTACTAAATTATTTATTACGAAATGTTTTTATTCATGCCACTGTTGTGACAGCACCCACACATAAAGCTGTTAAAGTAGTTGAAAGTGTGACTGGTCGAAAAGGTAAAACTTTTCAGAGTCTGCTTGGTCTTAGGCCTAATGTTAATGTAGAAGACTTTGATATTGACAATATAAAGTTTGATGCATTAGGAACTGAAGGCTTAAATAACTATAAACTGGTAATAGTTGATGAATGCTCTCAAGTTATAAATGCTTTGCACAGATTAACCACACAAAGAGCAAAGCAATATAATACTAAAATTCTGTACTTAGGTGACGCACTTCAATTGCCACCTATTAAAGAAAGACTAAGTCCTACGTTTAGTGTACCGAGAAAGTTTGAACTTACACAGATCGTTAGGCAAGAAGAATCAAATCCATTACTGAAACTGTTTAAATATTTGCGAGATGATATTTGTACTAATGGTAATAAATTCTTAACATATCTAACCAAACATCCTACTGAAGTAAACGATAAAGGTGAAGGTTATATATGTTTACACGTTGATAGATTTTCAAAAGAAATTATAAACGTGTTTAAAAGTAAAGAATTTGAACAAAATCCTCAGAACTATGTTAGATATGCTGCTTACACTAATACCAGTGTTAATCTTTGGAATATGTATATCCGAGATAATACTGTTCCTGATCATAATGAAATTATTAGTGTCGATGATCTCTTAACGGGATATAAGACCATAGTTGATGAGTATAATACACCGATAATTATAAACAGCGAAGATTATGTCATAGAAAGTTTATCTAAACGCAAAGCCGATGACGGTTTTGACGTGTTTATAGCTAATATGACAAGTTTACTAGATGGCAGATCCGTTAATACATTTATTGTTGACCATAAAAGTGATACTTTCGCTGTTTATAAAAGAATAATTTCAGAATTGAGATTTCAAGCATTATATAGTAATGCAACAAGTAGGGGAAAAAACTGGGGAAAGTATTTTGAATACAAAGACAGGTTTTTAACTCTTATACCGTTTAGCGTTAGAGATCATTCTGATAAAGAAACATTTGTTCCTAAAGATTTGGATTATGGATACGGTCTCACTGTGCATAAATTACAAGGCAGTACAGTAAATCACATATTTGTTAATTTACTGAATATTTGCTATTATAACGGTAACAAATCTAATCCTATAGTTAACACTACTATGAATCCATATGCTATTGAAACTCGAAATAAACTAATCTATACAGCTCTAAGTAGAGCTAAAAAGATAGCAATCTTACTCGTGTAGCCATGCCAAGATTAATATTTCCAGAGATGGATGATAAAAAGCATTATATACTTGGGGTGGATGCTTTAATTACAACTGGTAATGGATCACATGTAGTAGCAGTCGGCGATACCTTTCTAAATATTGTTACCAGTGTCGGGCCTTCTCATGAGCCTAACCTATACTTAACAGAGATTTCTCGTGAATTACATCCAGCACTACAAACTCTACCACTAGTACTAAATTAGCTATGAATAAAGTAACTCATTGTAATAAATGCGATATTTGTTTGTTTAATAGGAGTACTCCTGTTTGGGGACACGGAAATGAACAAGCAAGTGTTATGTTTGTAGGCGAAGCACCTGGTGGCACCGAGAGAAGAGTAGGAATACCTTTTGCTGGTGCTGCCGGGAAAGCATTACGAAGAATATTAGATTTGTATGGATTTGATAGTTCAAATACATATATAACTAATGTTGTTAAATGCAGACCACCTAATAATCGAACTCCTGAACTCATAGAGATCATAAACTGTATTCCACTTTTGTATGCAGAATTAATGATCGTGAAACCTAAGATCGTAGTGCTACTTGGAAATACAGCACTTCATACTTTTACTAACGACTTTTCATTAAAAATTAGTAAATGCAATGGAGTGCCATTTGCTAAAGGTAGCTACGTAGTAATACCAATGTATCATCCATCATATCTATTACAGAACCCTGATAAAATAAAAGAGTTTGAAAGAGCCATGGATGTGCTATTATTCCTGTACAGATACATAAACCCTCTGCATATAACCAAACTATGAAAACTATGCAAGTTGTTCCTATGAGAGATTATCAATCTCTGTGGATTGTTGATTTTGACTTTAAAACAAGTACACTTTATTTTCGTACTAGTCGCAATCCTAAATATAGACAGTCCGAAGTCGTAAAGGTAACTGAGCATAGCGTAATAGGGAATTTATATGACTTCTCAGTGGAATTTCTAAATATGTTTATAAACAATAATATTCAATATTACCCAGAACTACTAACAGACGATGGAAACAACTAATAAAACAGGACTTACTAGAATGATAATAAGTAAACTTTTTTGTCATCATCAATATAGAGAAATCTATAGGATTGAATTCAAAAACAAAAGTGATCAAGTTGTAAGTATTTCTGCTGCACGAGAATGTACCGAATGTGGTAGAACAAAAAAACTAACATTATGACACGAATAGCTGAAACAAAAGCATACAATAAGATACTAGATGTTATACTTAGCTGTAAAAACGAACAGCATTTGGAAGTAGCTAGACGTATGATTGAGAATTATAATAAGTTATTTCCACTAAATAAGAATAATCATCGTGAATTACTTACAAATCTTAAAGAAAAGAAACAATTTGGACTATGGTAAGTTACAAAGTAGTTGAAGAAGTTGGAGATAAATCAGGTCTCTACTCCTCTTTATTTTACAGGGGGCTTATCTATGAGATTGGTAAATCTTATTTAACCTTTTGTAAAGCTGGTATATTTAGTTATACTACTCTCGAAGCAGCAAAGGGTTTTATTCATACCTTTACAACTACTCAGGCAAGCTCTCTAGTGGAAGTTGGCTGTCACCCAGAAGAAGTAAAGTATTATATAAAGTCATTAGCGATTTTAGAATGCGAATTTCCCGAAGAAGCTGTAGTTGCAGTGGAGGGAACTGTAATACAAACAAAAGTAATAATTATTAAACAATTAGTCGGAGGCTAAAACCCATGAACACTAATCCAAAACAACAAGAAAAACTGAAATGTATTAAGCACAAACTTAGTGGTGAAGTATTACGTGTAACCGTATCCGAAGCTGAGCATTATATAGCAGAAGATGAAAACTGGCATTATACCAGTAAAGGCTGCTACAAGCAAACGCTTAAAAATGAAGGTCGTGTACACTATACGGCGGGAGAGTATATGACTGGACATACCAAGAAGCGTAAACCGTATCATGGTCATAAAATTACTCAAGTTATTGAAAAGACCATTGAGAATCCTAACTATGACCCAAAACCTATTCTTGCAAAACCTAGAAAAGCTATTACCCCTAGGTTTAAAGAAACCTATAAGAATCCAGCTACAACAGTGTTGATTAAAGCGCCTGATCACAGTAGAATCAGTATTAAAGCTGTTGGAATGAGAAATGCTGATCATTTTATTAAGAAAGTTGAAAGAGTTGTTCATATTATTGCATTTGGCGAAAAACACCCAAAATTTAAAAATTCTAAGTGATGACAAACATTGAGTATTTAGATTTCCTAGGTATTCGTAGTAGAGATGTGTTTCGTGCACATCTCTTACTACTTCTTAAGAAAGCTGTAAAAAGTACAGTTTTCTGGTTTATAATCGGTCTCATGAGTGGAGCTACTGTATATTTTGTTCTGCCTGCTGTTGATACAGTGGCTTCCACTCATTATAAACGAGAAATTGTTTATGTTCCATCAATAAGCATTGATAGCAATACACGTGCATTCATGAATGCCATTGCTACATTTGAAAGTGGTGGAGATTATAAATCCGTAAATGGTAATTTTCTCGGTAAATATCAAATCGGTAATGATCTACGTGAACAACTCGGATTTGGTGGTTTAAATACAAAAGCTGGCCATGATCAGTTTCTTAATACTCCTGAATTGCAAGATATAGTGATGGCTCTAAGCATAAAGTACAGTGAGAAAGAATTGGATTCTTATATCAAACGATATAGTGGAACAAAAGTAGGTAGCCATTATCTAACAAAAAGTGGAATTATTGCAATAGCTCACGCTTGTGGAGTTGATGGATGCAAAAGTTTCATTAACAGTAAAGGTGCATATGAGCCTAATAATGGAAGAAGAGTTGTTGATTACTTACAATTTAATAACTTCAAGCTATGAAAGGTGCAATAATTTTTAATAAAGTAACTGTAACAATTGAAAAAGAAGAACTAACTGATTTAGAAATACAGGAAGTTGTAATCAATTGTGCAAGAAAAGAATGTGAACCTACTCTTTTAACTTATCCTAAAGATAATCAAGTAATTGTATTATCGCCAATAGAGGCATGGATGAGTAAAACTCCAAAAGAAAAGAGTGAATCTGAAAGTATTCTTTATGATGCTCCAAAGATTACTATTGATTTTCAAATGGAGAAAAGTGTAGATGTGTGGATAAGGGCTTTAAAAGAAGTAAAAGTGTATTTAAAAAAACGAAATAGTGAAGTAGAAACAACTTCTAATGAAGAATAACGTGGTAGTGCAATACCAACAAAATAACAAAGTGCTTACGATTTAACAACTTTAATTTACGATAAACATGGAATTTACAAAAGTAATGCAAGCACAATTTAATAAAATGTGTGCAACAGGTAAATTGTTTCGCAGTTCACTAACTGGGCAACAAGTTTGGGATATCTATCTTAAAGGATTTAAGAAAGATCCTATATTTAGAGATCCTAATAGCTCAATACATAACTGTAATTTGTGCAATAATTTTCTTCGTAGGTATGGAAATATTGTAGCTATTGATTCGGACTTTACAATTATGACCATATTTGACGTAGAAATTAATGATGAATATGCTAATTCAGCAAGATTGCTAAAAGAGGCTTTGCAAAACGCTCCCATCCAAGATGTGTTCTTTGAAACATTTGATGCACTTAAATCTTTAGCATACGAATCGTGTACTAAATCTAATACCACATTTAAACTGGGTGTTGATAAAAACGTAAAGCGTTATACAAAAGAAGAAGCAGAGAAGTACGGAGTGGTTTTGCCAAATGAAATACGAACCTTTGAGCATTTGCATTTGTTTCTCCCAAAAGCATTTGTTCATATGGGAGATAAATCCATAGAAGCAATCATGGCTGAATACAGAGATGCTAAAAATGTATTTCAAAGAGCCTTATCTGAAATTCCTATTGATACTCTGCAACTTGTAAAGGATTTAATTAATCAAGGTAGTTTATTAGATGGTCAAACGCATTTACATAAAATAGATGCCATGATTACTAAAAAACTATTGTATGATGAATTATCCCCAATTGAAAGAGATAATTGGATATGGATAAACAGTTATAACTTTCAATTTGCTAAATTTAAAAATGAATTAATTGGTGTACTTTGTAGTGAACTTGCGGAAGGCAAAGAGTTAAATGCAGCTTGTCAGGCATGGAATAAAAGAGTTGATCCAATCAATTATATGAAAACTACTGCTCCAATAACTAAGAAACAGATTGAAGAAGCTAAAACTTTTGTTGAAGATAACGGTTATACAGAGTCTTTTAATAGAAGAATGGAAATTAAATTTTAACCTTAAATACTAAAAGTCATGTTTAAACAAGCAAGTAAATTAAAACTGAGGTTTACAACAAATCGTGGTGTATTATCAGTAGAGCAGTTATGGGATTTAACACAAACTGAATTGGCAAAAGCTATTCGGGATGTTAAGAAGGTATTAACTAAAAATACTGATGATGAATTATCGTTTTTAATAGAAACAACGGTAGTCGATGTTGAAAATCAATTACGGTTTGATATATTGAAAGATGTATATCTTACCAAAAAGAAAGAAAACGAAGAACTTAAAACGGCTGCTGAAGTTAAAGCTCACAATCAGAAAAGTCTTGCTCTTATTGCTGAAGAGAAAGAAGGTGAACTTAAAGAACTGTCCGTAGAAGAGTTAGAAAAACTGTTAAAATAAGATTAAATCATCATGGTAGCGCAAATATATGACGTTGAAACATTTCCAAATGGTTTTTGGGTAAGTTTTATTCCTGTAAATGCTGATAAAGAACTGTTTCAGCAATATGTAGATGCCGATATTGACCATAATATTGAACGTAAAATTGAACTAATTCCTTTACTCGGAATTAAGGTGTTTGGAATCTTTGGTAGTAGAAACGATTTAAAGGAATTAGTTCAATTTGTTCAAAGTTGTCCTATACTGATAGGTTTTAATAACAAATTATATGATAATTTGCTTATAGATTTTCTTTGCATCAATTATCCTAAATTCAGTAGATATGATACTAATCGTATAAATACTGAATTATTCGATCTTAGTAAGCAAATTATTGATGCGCAAGGTGCTAACATTAGATATCTTAATCCTGTATTTCGTAAGTATTCACATCCTTATCTCAGTATTGATTTACTCTCGGTGCTGTTTGAAGTACATGAACGAAAAAGTCTTAAACAAACAGCTATTAATTTAAAATGGCATCGTATTCAAGACTTACCTTATGAGCCTACTCACTTTGTTTTACAACAAGAAGAGAATAAGGTTATTGATTATAATATAAATGATATCCTTATTACACTTAAACTGTATTGGCATGGACTCGATATTATTAACTTGCGTGTCGTATTAAGTCCCTATTATGGAGTTAATCTCCTAAATGCCAATAAGAGTAAAATGGCAGACTTGTTGTTATCTAAGTTTTATAGTGATAGCACCGGATTAAGGTATTATGACTATAAAGACTTGAGAACTCCTAGGAAAACTATTGACTTTGGTGAAGTAATTGATAAACGAATTCATTTTACTGATCCTAAACTTACCTCTTTTCTTAATAATCTTAAGAGTACTGTATTCGATGTGGCATCAGGAGATTTTATACAAACACTGATATTCAGAGATACTGCTTATACTTTTGCTACCGGTGGATTACACGCCAAAGATAGACCAATGGTACTGAAATCCACAGACAAAGTAATATTACGAGATGCGGATGTTAAATCTTATTATCCTAATCTCGTAGTTAAACTTAGAGTATGCCCTGCACATTTATCAACCGATGCTTTTATTAGTATTACGGCAGAAATAATAGCAGAACGAATTGCGGCTAAAGGAGTAGATCCTATTAAAGCCGATGGCTTAAAGATTGTGCTAAATAGCGGTATGTTTGGTAAGTTTGGATTTCCAGATGGTTGGTTATATGATCCTAAAGCACTATACACGGTTACGTTGAATGGTCAATTGTTTCTCTTAATGCTAATAGAGAAATTTGAAGATAACGGAATTCATGTTGTTAGTGCTAATACAGACGGCATTGTAGTAAAACTTCCTCTTGATAAAGAAGAGCTTTATTATGGGTTATGTAACGATTGGTGTAAACTTACACAACTAGAACTAGATTATACTGATTACGCTAAATACGTTCGTACAACCGTTAACGATTATCTTGCTCAAAAAACTAACGGTAAAATTAAAAAGAAAGGAGATTTCATTACTGATGTTCAATTAGTAAAAGGGTACAGTATGCCAATAGTGGCAATAGCTATAGAAAATTACTTTCTTAATGGTATTCCTGTTGAAACTACATTAAGGAATCATGATAATATTTATGATTTCTGTATTTCACAAAGAATTGGTGAACAATTTGTTGCTGAATACCACGAATTGAAGAATAGCAATTTGTGTGTAACTCCTTTACAGAAAAACATAAGATATTTTGTGACTACTAGAGGAGGTACACTGATGAAACGATACAAAGATAGTAGTAAAAGACTTAGTGCAGTTGCAGGTGAAATGGTTACTATCTTTAACGATTATTTTCGTGTAAATTCGATGGCTGATTATAATATTAAATATAATTTTTATCGCAAAGAATGTGATAAAATTATAAACAATATATCTAATATTATAACTGCTAAAACTAAAAAACAAGCTGGTAGATTATTTGATTAAACCGTTTAACATGGAAAGTCCATTAACATTAAAACAGCGTCTTATAGTTTATAAGGTTGCTAAATTGCACTTTACTGGCATTGCTTCAGGTATAGGATTATGCTGGTCAATAGCAGAAGTTACACGAGAATTATGTAAATATGAGAATTGGCCTTCGATAAGTGATGTATATCCTTACACTGAAATGGAAACTGCGTATCCAGAAATATATCAGTATTGTCCTAAAGAATTTAGAGGTGAATCGGCATATTGGTTTCACCCCGACAATAGAGAAGCTAGATTAGATATACTTGATAAAGCTATAGCTGAAGTGGAAGCTAAACTAAAAGAAGGTATCTGCGCTACCGTTGGAATACCAGAAAAAGCAGAAGAAAACGAAGAATCTAAAACAATAGCAAACAATAAAAATTAAGAAACATGAGTAAAAATTCAAGCGCTCAACGTATAGATGCTCTTAGGCTTTGGATCATTGCAAATATTAAAAACAAATCGAGAGATTGTGTGATGTTCGTTAATCCCCAAAAACGTAAAGCTGCACCTACACACGATGTTTTTGCAGTAAAACCTAGAAACACTAGTGAAGAACTCGCTAGTGTTCTTGAAGATGAACTTCTGAATACATAAACCTTGTTAACTTCCCCTGTAAAAATAAAGAGATGGATTACACTAAACACGAAAGATCTATAACCGGTATTAATAGATGGGAGAGTGCTGATAGTATCGGCACGCTCCTTTATGTAACCGGATTTGGTAAGACTAGAACTGGTTTGCTTGCTGCCAATCGTATACTTGAGAAAAAACCTACTGCAAAGATAGTAATTCTGACAGCAAGCGATGCCGTTGGTAAAGTTTGGGCAAAAGCTATAACTGCACCAGATGAATTCTTTTCGTTTACGCCCTGGCAAATTACTAATAGTTTTTCTATTTATTCTGCTGCAACAATGTCTAATATACTTAATGGTGGTACTAAGAATATCTGTTGGGATTTAGTAATCTTCGATGAAATTCATAAATTCACTGCACCTGAGAGATATACATTGTTTAGTAGATTAGATTATAAAACTATTCTTGGACTTACAGGTACGTATCCAATAGGTGTTAAAAAAGCAATGTTAGACAAGTATTGTCCTGTTGTTGATATTATATCTGAAAGAGAAGCCCTGGATAATGGTTGGATATCTAACTTTGTCGAATACAACATAGCTTGCCAACTTACTGATGAAGATAAAGCTAGATATGAGAAGTTTACAGTTCCTATTCATGAAACTATGGAATTGTTTAAAAACTTATACAAAAAATTCATTAGACCTGATAACACTCTACTATTTAAAGATGATTATCATTTAATACAATCTTGTAAGAGTGGATTAAAGACCAAAGATAATCTTGGCCACCCTACTTATATTCCGGCAGATCATGTAAGACAATTATGTGCTACGTTTATGGGATGGACGCCTACTCTTCCTTTAAATACTGAATATAATAGAACTAGGGATGAGTATT